GTTGCCCCAAGTGCGTTGTCGTATTCGTCGTAGTAGTTGCCACCCGTGTAACCGCATTCGGCGCTGCGGTATTTCCACTGGCAGATATTGGCAATCACCTGCCGCTTAGGCGCCCGAACACCAGCCAGGTCAAATACGGATGCAAGCTCGAACTCAACGATTTCGCGATTCTCTGCTGATTTGCGGTCGATGTAGTAGATCTCACGCGGCATCTCCTCATTCGCAGGCGTGCCATAAGGATTCACATTGCCCGCAAAGTTTGCAGGATCCAAGAAACGACTCAACGTGCGGATCCTGATAACCTTTGCGCCAGTCAGGTCGTTGCCAGGAGTGATCTCATTTACGCCCAGCAATAACGCCGAGACACTGCCCAACAAGTTGGAGACGCGGATTGTTGGACGTGGAAGTTGTCCAGAACCGTTGTACTCAAAACCTTCTGCTTCAATCGGCAATGCCTGATAGGGCTGCCCTTGCCAATAAATTTCGCCTACGGGGCTGGTCTGATTGGCGCCAGCGTGAAAACGTACAATCTCTGTGCTGCCATGCAGCTCCTGATCCAGGTGCAGCTCAAATAGCTCAATGATCGCGTAAGGATTGGAGCTAAGCAGCTCCTGAAACATTTCGCTCACGGTTCAAATACCTCCACAAATGTGGCTGTGATTGTGGCGCGGTTCAGGTAAGGAATCGTCTTAGTCCATGCTTGGCATATCCACTTAGAGGATGTACCCGAGTCAACAGGTGTCCAGTCGAAGGACTCAGCACCAGCGCGAGCTTCCAGAAAAGCCTCGATTGTATCGGCATCTGTTTCGGATACGTTCCAGGTCAAGTCCCACTGTTTGGGGTCGGTATTTAGCCCATAGCGTAGACGTTGGCTGTAACCATCACCAAACTGTGCGGTGCGTACGCGTGGTTGGCTGCTTTTCTGTGCGCCGTAGGTTGGCGTTATAGAGGGGAACGTAGCCATTAGGCGAGCAAGCCTCCGGGGCGCTTCTGCTTCACTAATTCTGCCTGCACTGCGGCGCCAATGGCACGTCCCAGCGCAGCGGCGTCAGGCTGGTTCCCTTGGACACTGGAGCCGGAAGCATCGACATTAACGGTGACGTTGGCGCCACCAAAGCTGCCAGCAGGAGCAATGCCGCCACTGCGTCCTGGCATGAACAGCTCAGGACCACGCTCACCGACGAGATAAGGAGAGCCGCCGGTTACACTGCCGCCTTTTGCGCGTTGTGGAATACCATAGTTCGGTCCAAGCGTGCCGAATTTTCCTATCTTGCCACCTCCAGCACCAAGAGGTGTTGCAGGATTAAATGGAGTAAGGAAACCGCGAATAGCGTTGATAGCTTGTTCAATAACAAAGATTTGCAGTAGCTGATTGGCAATATCAATCAAGACGCCAGATGCAATTTCGTTGAGACTTTGCTGCCAGCTTTGCGCGCCTGATATCAAGGCATCAAAAGCTGATGTCATGCCCTGTCCAATAGTGTTGGCAACTCCATCCGCAAGCGCTTTTTGCTGCCTAATCCCTTCATTTAACTGATACTGCTGTTCGATGTATTTTTTCATATCATCCATTTGACGTTGCATTGTTTCCGCAACAGTTTTAGCTCGTTCATTTTCTATACTATTTAGATCGTAAGCAAGCTGACGAGATACAGTTTTACTTTGTATTTCTAGGGCTGATATTTGTTTTAGTTTTTCAGCTGTTGGCACATCTTTGTCAGCTCTAACGGCTGCCATTTGATCTGTAATCTGACGCAATTCAATCTGTGCCTGTCTTGTTGTTTCAAGTGCTTTGTTTTCGCTCGCACGAGCTTGCAGAACACGACCCTGAATATCAAAAATATCCTGCGCTAGACCTAGCTCTCTGGTTAGTCCACTGAGCCTGCTTTCACGTGTCTTGTCTTTTTTGGTTTCATCTTTTTTATCAGTCGGCGCAGTTGAAATATCCAGTCCACCTGTCTGATCTTGTGCTGCCAGCGTTGTTTTACCTGCCGTCAGTCCTTTCTGCAGCTCAGCCTTATCTCGACGCAGTGCTTGCACCTGCCGATCTAAAGTAGCCCGTTCTCTGCCAGTTGCCTTTGACCGAGCTTCTACCGTATCCGTAATTTTTTGATTAACAACATACAGCTCATCATTGGCTTTCTTGATTGCAGCAGCATCACCAGTTGCCGCACCTTTTGCGGTTTTTTGAGCCTGTGTTTGATAGCTAGCCAGTGCAACTGCAGCAGCTGTAATTCCAGCTGCCAATGCAACCCAGGGTCCAGCCGCGACCAGAGTGGCAATGCCTAGAGCCTTAATAAGTCCGATGGCACCTGTGATTACCGGACCAAGTGCCACCAATGCAGCTGTAATTCCGACTACGCCAGCAATAACGGCTTTCGCTGGTCCAGGCAATGCCGCAAACTTTCTAATCAGCTCAGTTACAGCCGTGATTAGCGGTGTAAAAGCAGGCAGAAGCTGCAAACCTATTGCTTGTGCAAGTTCTGTTTGCGCCTTCTGAAAAGCACGCAGTCTGCCTGATGCACTGTCAAAAGATTTCTCTAGCTCATTGGCACCCTTGTCTTTGATGTCACGCAATGCTTGGATCAGAACAGGAGCAGTAACAGCTCCTTCTGCTGCAAGCTGTTTGACTTCACCTCTGGCTACGCCAAGAATTTTGGCAATAGCATCAATAACCTGTGGTGTCGCCTCATTGACAGCCCTAAACTCCTCTCCCGCTAGTCGCCCAGAACCAAGCGCCTGATTCAACTGCAACTGGGCAGAAGCGGCTTCTTGGGTGCTGACTTTGTTAATTGCAAGAACAGTATTGAATCCCTCGTAGATATCCTTGATTTCTGCCAAGCTGGCTCCCTGCGGTCCAAGCCTGTTGCCAAGGTCAATTAAAGCCGCAAGAGTATCTGATTGAGCGATGCGAAACTTGTCAGCAGACTGAGCTGCAACTTGCTGAATGCCAGAAAGCTGCCCAAAACGCTGCGTAAGAAGTTGAGCACGCTTCTCTGCCGTTTCCAGCTCAACGCCAGCACTGATTGCACCTTTTAAGGTGCGGAAGCCTGCATAAGCACCAATCAGACCTTGGACAGTTGCTGTTTGCTGTCTAAGTTTTTGCGTGCTTTGATCTAAGCTGCGTCCAAAAGCAACTACCGAATTGGCAGCGACTTGGCTTCCTGCCTTGAGCTTGTCAAATTGAGAGGACAGCGCCTGTGTAGCCTGCTGAACCTGACGCAGCGGGTTTAAGGCACCACGAGCATCAACGAGTAGCTGGACAGAAGAACTCGCCACCACTGTCGCGCATCAATACCTAAATCTTAATGGCGACGCGACTTAATCCGCTCCATCTCCTTTTGCTCTCGCTCGCCTTTCACTTCAAAGTAAGCGGCGTAATAAACAAACTCTGCGTCGGTCAGCTCAGTACGTAACCGGCTGACCGTCATCCCAAGCTCGCAGGACAGGAAGAACTCAAAAAAGAGCCAGTTGTCCTGCTTCAGCCGTTTTTTGCTTCCTCAAGACCTGCTGTATCACCCAAACCAAACAAGAACAGCTCAAGTTCGTTCAGGACAGACTCAGGCAGTTGGCGCTGGAGCTTCGGTGCATCACCAGAGCTGAAAGCCTTGGTGCCATCCTGCAGTTCCGCTGTTTGACACAGCATGTGAGTGCTGATGTCCAATGCTTCCTCGGTGCCAGCAAGAGCCTGTGCCGCCTTGCGATCAGCACGAGTGATTGGACGAAAATAAAGATCCACCACAGGTTCCCCTGCGGCGTTCTTGAGAACAAACTTGCGGCGCTGGCTGAGGTCAAAAGCCTCAACCAGCAGATCCACAGTACGTTTGGTGCCAGCCATCAGAGCCTATTTAATCGCTCTGACTCTACACCTCATCACTCAAGGTTGCCAGTAATGGTACCGCTGGTGATGAAGCTGCAGGTGACGATAACAAGCTCACCAACAGTGGAAGTAATCTCCATGTCAGTGATAATGCCATCAAAAGAGACGGAATCACTACCTGGAGTGCTTCCAGTAGTGAACAGTTCAAAGCTGGCGTCAGCGCCGTCAGCAGCAGTCAAAACGTCTTCAATGAAGCCAGGTTGACCTGTTGCAGCAGGGTCGTAAACCAGTTCAACAGTGCCGGAGCCAGAAATCATGCTGCCGACAAACTTTCGGAATGTGTCGCCGTGAGCACTTGTGTCCAAGGTTTCCTTGGTAGTGGTCAGGCTCCAGCTACGGGTGCCAACAACAGTTGCGTTAGTAGAGCCTGCTGCGTCGAATTGGACGGAGCCTTGCTCGCCTCGAATGACAGCCATGGGTCAGAGTTCCTCGATGGATTCAAAGGTCACACGGACCTGTGTTTGGAAGTAGCCCTCGGGAGCTGGTGAAGCCAGAGCCTCTGGACCGGATGGAGCGTCGAAGAAAACCCCCGACACGTTGACCCTATTGTAAAGATCCCGGATCCGTTTCCCAATCGTGTAGTTAGCGCCGGGACCGACGCCAAGGGCAGTAAAGATGTTGATAACCAGTAAGCCAACCAAGCGGTTTTGGGAGTTGGTCGTGCCGCCTTGGCTCAGGTACTCGTTACCGCCAAAAGTTGTTAGGCATTGCACCCACGATGAGCCTGGAGTGGGTTCATATGCCATGTTGTGAAAAACGATTGGAATGGCAGGGCTGTTTGCCAGCTCTGTCGCCAAACGTGTCTCAATGGTGGCGCGGACAGTGTTGAGGTTGAGTGCTGCCATCAGTCTTCAGCGATGATGCTGCGCCATTCCTTGCGGACATAGGCTTCAAGTTCTTTGCCGATCAGGTCTGGAAAACCCGGCTGCGTACCCTGACGAGTGCGATATTCTCCGCCCCACGATGGTGGCAGATTGGTGCCGTAGCAAACTGCCTCTGCATACTCCACGTTGTTAAAGACCCTCCCGACGTAAGGATTGTCTGTATTTACCTGCCAACCCTGCACCAAACGTCCAGTGTCAATAGGAGTGCCCACAGGAGGCGTTCTTGTCTTTAGTTCTTTTTGCCACTGCAGTGTGGTCCTATTAACCAGCCTGCGAACTTGATCATCCATGAGGTCACCGATCTGATCCAGCCTGATGTTGCGTGCCATGCTTAAGCCCTCAAGATCAGTTCGTAGACAATCGCAGCATTGCCCTGCTCAATCGTATTGACCTGAATGATCTGATGCACAACGCTGCTGATGACGATGCGATCCTTTGTCTCCGGCGCAGTAGCAACAGCAGCTGCCGCAATAAGCAGACGTTTGTCGCCAGCCTGAATCAGCTCATTGACCTCACGCAGACTCACATCAGACAAAACGCCTTTGACAGTAGCGTCTGACTCAGACTCTGTGATCGTGCCGGTCGTCGTGTTGTAACTGCCACCCGTCACAATCCGAACAGTTAAGTCACCGCCAAACTTGCTGACGACTTTGTTGGCAACCTTGCGTAGCGAGCTGGAAAGCGCCATCAGATCTTGTACGCAATGCACGCCCCATTCTGAAGCGTGATACTGGTGAAATATCCAGTCAGATGGGCACCTTGATCAACGCTTGTCCCACTGAAGCTGTTGTCAATCACGTTGGTACTGGTGATCGACGTGATCGTACTGCTCTCGTAAAAGTCAATGTGCGAAAACTTGCCCGTATGAGTCGCGGTGTCATTAATGACCTCAGCGCCTACCGCGTAGTCAATAGGTGATGCTCCGCCGTGTGATTTAGCCATGTCAGATCTTGTAGGCGATCACAGCGCCACCATTATTAAGGGTGAAGGCAGTGAAAACGCCTTGGATCTCAAAGCCAGCAGGTAGCGACTCGCCCACCAAGCTGTTCCCAGTCCAGTTCTGCGCCGTTAATGCGCTAAAGCTGCTGTTATTCTTCAGCACCACAATCCTGTTCCACCTGCCAGTGTGTGCATCGGTAGTGCTTACAAAGTCTGCACCGATGCTGTAGGAAGGGTCAATGGCGATACTGTTATGCGCCATGATTAGAGCCTGTAAGCGACGACAGTGCCGCTTGTCAGTGTGATGCTGGTGAAGACACCACAGATCTCACAGCTTGCACTGAAAGGGATTGCCGACAGGGTGTTGCCGGTGTAATCCTCAGCCGTGAGGCTGGCAATCACCGAGTCCTCAAGGGCGACAATCTTGCCGAAGCGTCCGGTGTGCGCTGCTGTGTCGTCAATGAACTCAGCACCGGGGTAGGCGTAACCCATGAATCAGCTCCGCTTAACGGCGATGTTACCTGGTCCGCTAATTCTAAGTCCGGTGAAATACCGTTCCACCATCGGCGGAATCCGATCAGCGCCAGTCGCCCCGTAATTGTTGGGGGTCACGTCCAAGCTGCCGATCTTGACGTTCTTGTAGTCCTCCAGACCGCTTAGACCCAAACCATCCTTGTTGTTGTTCAGATAGACCGCGAGTTCCGCTTGCGCCTTCTTGACCTGATCCGGGATCTCCGTGTCGGTGAAATAATCCGTCGTAATGCGGAAAGGAAACCCAACAGCGTAAGTATTGATGTAGGTATCGGGCTTTCGGACCCCAGTGCGCGGCCACTGGAGAGACTGCGTATCAGTCGCACGGGCACCAAGGAATCGTTCGCGGTCGATGCGTTGCGCCGCTGTGTACAAAGCTCGGTTTTTCTGGTCATCTGTCGCAGATGCCCAGGCAGTAACGTCGTCGTTCTGAACGAGACCGTCGATCAGATCGTTGGCGTCATTCAGCGTCAGGTAGCTGTTTGCGCTTGCGCCCCCGACTGTTGCGTCGATTGTGATTGCCATCGGGCGTCTCGGAAGATTGGTCGGTTACAAGCTCAGGAAGGGTAGAGACTGCTGCCGTAGCAGCAGCCTCCAGTTCCCGTGCTCGCCTAAAAGCGAACAACCCCATCGTCAGGAAGCCGCAGCTTTGAAGATGGCGTAGGTCAGCACGATTGCCTCACCCAGCGAACCAGCCGAAGCGTTGCTCACGGTGATCGCAAAGGATCCAGCGGCAATGCTGTTGGCTTGCACCAGGTAAGAACCGGCAGTACCAGCAGAGCTGTGGTTCACCAGAACGATGTCGCTTGCGGCGACTTCGCTGTTGGTCACCGTGAAGGAGACCTCAGCACCAGCTGCCAGGGCAGCATCGTGCATGGTGATCTGACCGCAAGCCTTGTTCAGGGTTACGCCAGTGGACTTGCTGGTTCCTTGGGTCACGGCACCGCCAGAGACGTAGCCGATTGCCTTACCAGCAGAAACTTCAAATTGAGAAGCCATGGTTAATTACCTCCTCAATCGAAGTTAGAGGTGTTCGTGGCGCGAACGATGCCGAGGTTCTTAAGCTCGTACACCTTCGACCAATTGCTCACCGTCTCCAGTTGGGCACGGGTGGGGTTGGTGGTGGTCACCGCCCACTTCGAGCCAACAGGGTGGTAGCAATAGTGCAGGTCGATCGACATGGCATCGCTCTTAGCGAGGATGTCACGATCAGTTTCGGTCTGCATCGCCATTTGCTCGCCCGATGCAACTGCTCCTTCAGTGAAGAAGTAGGTTGCGTATTCGGTCGAGGAACCGCTGCCCTCGGTTTGCACATCATCCGAAACGATGACACGCAGACCCATGTAGGTCGGGACAGTGGGATTGCCGTAAGCAGCAACGATCGAACCACCGGATTGGGTGGTCGAAGTGCCACGGGCATCGGCGGTGCTGACGTAATCGATAGCACGGCGCTCTACAAGGTCGTAATAGACCTTGGAGTGCATGCAAACGGCAGCCAGCTTGTCACCTTGATCGCCCAGCAGGGAGCGAGCTTCGGCAACGTGGCGTGGGCTAAGCACGGTGGGGGTGTCACCGGACTCGCCATCAATGGTCAGACCAAAGAAGGCAGCAGAGGAGCTGGTGGTGCCCAGGGTGCCGAACACACCTTTGAGGCAGGACAGGAGATCCTTCTGACGCTGATTGGCAACGTAGTCAGCAACCTTGGCGCCAATGGCAGCCATCGGATCGCTACCAGCTGCAAGAGCCGCGAGGTCACGAGCCTCAAAGGCGCGACCACGGTGCAGGATCACGCCAACTTGCTTGTCAGCAGTGATTTTGCCGGGGGTCAGAGAAGAGCTGTCAGACAGCACTTCAAAGTCACCGGAGAGGTTTGCCTTCCAGAAAGGCACGTTGATGAAGTCACCGCCCTCAGTGGCATTCAGCTCAGCCATCGGACGCACAACACCGCTAGCCAAGAAGGCATCGCGCTGAGTGGTCTGTTCAATGACGTACGGCGTAAATACCTCAGGAACGATGATGTCCGACCGAAGAGTCGCCATCGTTTGAATCCAAAAGTGTTTTACAGGACGGGCGCAGCCCTAATACCAGCGCAGCCGGTTTGCTGAAAGTTTAACGTGAAGCCTGTGCTTTCAGCTTTTCATACAAGTCACGATCTGTTCTAAACAGCCGTGATTGTTCGGTCAGGTTGTAACTCTCAGGCAAGAACGGGTTAGCAACACCAGCGGGGATCTCGCCACTGCTGCGTCCGATGGGTGCGCCACTGCCTTGTGGCTTGGGCTGTTTTTGCATCCAGCTAGGCAGGGTCTTTGCCCATTCCTGAACTGGCGTGCGCTGGTAACCGTCAACCACCACAACGGTGCCATCAGGCTCACGCTCGATCTGATCAGGCGACAACTTGGTCTTCATCACCAAGTCGGGATCATGCACGATGTCCGCCAAGGCACTGACTGCAGGCGTTAGCAGCTCAAGTTCCCGCACTCGGGACTCAAGCTCTGAGATGCGCTGGTCCTTTGCCGCCGTCGCCTCACGGTATTGCTGCTCCAAAGCCTGTCGGGCTTCAGAGTATTTGCCTTGAGATTCGAGCTGTTGTTGCTCGACTTGTCTTTTGAAATCAAGCAGTTCTTGGACGTTAATTCCGTCAGGCACTGCTTTTGCCTGCTCGACCGCTTTTTTGTACTCATCTAGAAGCTCTGCATTTTTGCGGTCCATTGCCGCCAGTCTTTTTTGCAGTGCTTCAACTTCTTGTGAAGCATCAAAAGCCGCAGGCTCTTGTGCTTGTGTTTCGTCAGACATGAATAACCCGCAGGGTTCTTGCGGTCCTACATTAGTGGTTGGTAACTGGTGATGTCAAAACGGGAATGGGACACGCCAGTGCGTGAACCTTGGAATCCCTTGATCTATCAGTGCCTGAAAGCCATTGATCGTCATATGGCGGCATACCTTGCGACTGGTAGCACCTGGCACGCGATTAAGGCGCAGGAGCTGCGCCGTTATGTCGCAGAGCTTAAAGACTGGATCTGCCTGCAGGAAGACAGGTAATCACCACTTTTCCTTGTCAGCCCAGTACGCCGCTGACATCTTGCCTTTGGCGATGTTCTTGGCGTGCCGCGCTTTAAACGATGCCCTTCTGGCTTTGTCTGCTGCTGACTCTCCTTTTTGCGCTGGTGAGCCTGACACGCCCTGCTGACCGAACCTGATCAGCCGCACCTTGTCTCCTTCCTTGGCAAGCACGGCATGAGACTTGCTTGGGTGCTTAGGAGTTCGCTTGGGCTTGTTATACCCGTCAAACTGCTCGCCTCGGTAGGTAATCATTTCCGCTTCGGCGCAGGGCTTAACTCTGACCGTTGCTTCAGCACCGGGTTGCCCGTGCTTTCGGACTTGATCGCAACCACCGGATCATCGGTAGTACCACGACGAGTGACCGTGCCACCAGTCGGACCTTTGATCGAATGTGATCCTTCGCCAGGCGTGCTGGTCACGATGCCATAGGTGCGGACACCTTGGTATAGCCAGCTAACACGATCACCGCGCTTCACTTCTTCTTGCCTCCTTTTCTGGGCTTAGCAACACCAGCTTCGCTAAGGGCGATGGCGATTGCCTGCTTACGGCTTTTTACCTTGGGACCCTTTCCCGGTCCCGGTTTGCCGCTTTTTAGCGTTCCCGCCTTGTACTCCTTCATCACCTTCTCCACCTTCTTTTGCTGCCTGCTGCTTTGCTTTGCCATTGATCGGCTCCACTTGACCCAATGCTAAGCCGAACTTATTGCGCCATTGCAGGGTGCCATCAGCGAGCTTGACCTGACGTGCCAGCACCTGTTCGCCGTTGAGATTAATCGTTTGGAACTCTTGGTTTGACATTGGGATAACGTCGCTTGAGTTGCTCCAAGGTTAGTTCGGACCCGTCCTGCCGAACAAAGCGGCGCAAGGCGTCATCCGGTCCATACTGTTTTGCAAGGTAGTTGAAGTAGGGCGTCTTGCTACCGAAGACTTGCTCTTTCTTTGCCGGGTTATCCATTAGCCATTGCCCATAGGTCTGGCGCAGCTCAGCATCACGCGCTGCAAAGCCCTTGACGATTGGCACCCGCATTGACCGGCAGTTGAAATGCAACGGCGGCTGTGGTCCTTCACCCCACTTGTAAACCTTGCCGTCCAGTGAGCGGCAGATTGGCGAGGTGCGCGTGTCGAGAATTGCCGTGTAACGGTATTTGGTGGTGGCATCAGGGTTTGCTGCTGCGACCTGCTGCATGGCTGCATCAGACACCTGCGTAATGCTGCTGCGGACGATGGCTCGGATCTGATTGTTTGGCATCGAGGTCAGCAAGCCACCCTGCTGGATAATTTGCTGCGTGGTGCCAAGCTGTTCACGGTTTAGCCTGCCACGTAACCGGCGGACGATGCTTTCAGTCGATTCACCAGTCAGCAGTCCATTGCGGACGGCTTGACTGAACATCTCGGCTTGTTTAGTGCCGATATTTTCAAACGCCTTGCGTACCACTTCGCCATTGGGCAGGGTCAAGGTGGCACCATCTGCAACAGTGATGCGTGCGACAGCAGTTCGGGCTGCACCTGGCAGTTGGTCACTCAGCGAGACGATCCCAAGCTGCGTGGGGTCAGTGGTGACAACAGCCTGAGCAAATTGTGGGCTGATTTCAACGGTGCGAACAATGACCTGCGAACTGGCGGGCAGTAGGTCTTGTAGTTGTTCAGTCATGAAATCTGACTGCAAAAGTGCCAAGCCCTGCAGCTCATCCGCCATCAACACCGTGCTCTCGCCAGACCATGTAGCCAATGATTCCTTGAGCTGAGCAAGGATTGCGCGAAGCCTGCCTGCTGTCTGCGTCTGTGGATCCAAGACTGCAAGACGATCTACAGCGTCAAGGATCACGTCGTTGTAAGCCCTGACGATGCGCCTTGTTACGCCATTGCTGTAGCGGTTTAGGTCGATGGCGTTACGGTAAAACTCGGAATGCTGCGTCATGACACCAGTCCAAGCTCTTCTGCAGAGCAGGGTGACATCACCATGACATCAGCTCCGGCACGCAGGCAGCGTTCTACCAAGCCATGCAACACGTATTCGACATGCTCTACGTCATGCTCCAGTTGCATTTCTTCAACTTCATACTGCTTGCCATTGCGAAACCATGCGACACGGACCACAGCAAAAATTGATGCCTCAAGCTGATGCTGAATGATATTCAGCTGCTGCTTGCGTGGCTTTGATGCACCCATGACCAAGCCTCCTGCCACCCAATCATGTTGGCATCTCTCCCTCGTCTTCTGGTTCGGCAGACTCCTCTGGGATTGAAGCCATCGCACGAGGTTCAGGAGCTGCCATCTCGATGTAACCGCCAGCTTGAGTTGACTCAATCTCCTCTTCAACATTGAACTCATCGCCAAGAACTTCGCCTTCGTAAAGCTGGTCAAGCAGTGTCTTCTGGGTAATGGTGCCAGCGGTGTAAAGCTGAAGCAGGGATTGGATCTCCTGTGGCTCAAGACGAGTCCCAAGGAAGTCACGATTTACAAAGCTGCTACCAACGTCCTCGATGTTGAGGTAATGGGCATGGTGAGCAAGGCAGTTGTCGATTAGGTCTTGCATGTTCTGCGCGATCACCATCATCGTGCTGTCGCCTTGGCTGCGGTCGATGCGCTTCGACTCTGCGGTTTCAGCGGATAACTTTTGACCAAGAACGGCAGACAGACCTAGCTCATTGATCTGCGATGCAAGCTGATCAAGGCGGCGGAACTGTGAGTCGAAGGCATTGCTTGGTGGAGCGATATATTCTGCCCGCCCGTCACTGGGGAAACTGATCGCTTCGCCTGGACCTGCGCTGACTTCCTCAGCAGAGCTTGGGAAGCCAAAGAATGCCAGCATCGGAACGGCACTGATGTGCAGCTGGTTGTCCAGATCAGATTGGACTTGATATGCCTTGAGGTTGAGGTTGGCAATATCCTCAAGCGGTGGGCGTGACTCCATGAAGTTCACGCGGTTGGCGTAGGCAACGCCAAACGGGATGTGATCTAGCGTCGTGGTGCCGCTGTCGTGTACTTGGAACTGCCCCTTGGCATCAAGGCGGTGAATCTCGAAAGCACCGGGGGTTAGCACGCGCACCTGCTCGACTTCCTTTTCGCCGTAGTCACCATCAGGCACGATGACTTTTTCAAGCAGGCGTAGCTGCGTTAGCTGCTGTGCGCCATTGATGAGATCAGTCCGCCAGCCAAGGATCTCCCGTGGCGAATAAGTAACCCAATAGGGGCGACCAAGCTCACCAGCGGCAGGCGCGTCAACAAGCACACCGATATGCCCGTAACGGACCATCTTGCGGCAGGCTTCATAGCACCAGACATTCAGGTCGTTGCCTTGCAGGTCAACGTCGAATAGCTGCTCGCGGACAACGTCTGATACATCGTTAAGCCTGACTGGTTTACGGGTTAACATGCCAGCCAGCATCCGCTCAAGGCGCTGGTAGTACGGCGGGCATACGGAACGAGCAAGCCTGTTGTCATAGCTCTCATCAAGCTCCCGTGGCTCTTGCGGGAGGTAGCGGCGATGACGGCGACGCAGTTCGTAGGTGCCACCGACCAGATCTTCAATCAAGATCCAGTGGGGCTCCTGGTTGCGCCATGCGGCGTTGGGATCGTTGACCTTGGCGACGCGAGCGGTCAACTGGCGATCGTAATGATTAAAGCCGGAGTACACCAGTTTTATCGCGCAGGCTATGAATCAGTTTAGGCTGCGATAAGAAGTTGATCCTCTGCTAGCAGAAGCGTGAAAGCAGAAAACCCCCACCGAAGCGGAGGTTTTCCTGCCCGATGCATGTGGATCTGAATCATCCCTCGGATCGTCATGGTGACGGTTGCCCGACTTCAGTTTCAGTTGACTGCTTCCACCGGGGCGCCCGTAGCCGCTTGTCCGATCTGGCAGTACACGGCAGGGGACTTTGCCGATGGGATCAGTATATCCTAATTCCGGTGCTCTTACCAGCCTGCATGTACATCGGGTTAAAGGCACCAAGGATCAGGTAGCCCAAACCGTCTGTCCAGTGCTCGATGCCTGCTGACTTGTCGATCACATAGTCAGAAGCACCTTCTTTGTAACAGACGTTCTTAAGAGCCTTGATGGTGTGTTTGCAGCGTGGGTGAACAAAGAGTCGTAGCTGCCCGTCAGCAGTGCGGATCATCCAGTTGGTCGCGTTGATCTTGTCCTTGACTGCCCAGGGTGCTTTGGGGCTGATGCATTGGAAGCCGTAACGGCGGATGATGTCGTGATCGGTGCGACCCGCCGCAGATGTCTTGCGGGCGCTCCCTGTTGGATCTGGATAAGCAACAATTCGCCGGTCCGGGAATCGTTCCTTAAGGAGCTGGCAGACCTCATCGGTGTTGGATTGTTTTACTGCGAGTTCATCCCAGATATGCACAGTATCACCGACACGAGAAGCCAGCACACCAGCCATGACACCAACATTGAAGTCAGTGCCCCAATAGATTTCTCCTCCGGTGTCTTTGACATCTTCGGAGATGTTGTCATCGCTGAAGTCAGGGTAGACGCGTCCAGCGAGGGTTTCAAAGGAAGCTAGGTATTCCTGACGAAAGGTGCGCTCGTCAAGGGTGCGACGTGCTGCTTCGATCTCGTCAGCAGGGACGTTGCCACCTTCGACTGTGGTGTAGGAAAAGGTGCGCCAGTCCTCTTGGTTCTGGGCTTGCTCCCATAGGTCATGGAACCAGTTGAGCCCTGCTGGTGTGGTGATGAACCAAGCTGGACCACCTTGGTCTGACAGGGCAGGGCGCAGGACCATTTCCCAGGCTTCCTGCTTGACGTATGCCGCCTCGTCAACGATCAGGCTGCTGAGGCTGACACCACGAAGGCTGTCGGCATTTTCAGCGCCTTTCAAGGCGATGATGCTGCCATTGGCAAGCTCGACGCTCAGTTCAGACTCGTTCTTTTTGACGTAGATATCTGATGGGACCATGGCGCGAAGCTGACGCCATGCGATCTGCTTGGCTGATTTGTAGTTCTGGGTGACGTACCAGTTCAGGCTGCCGGGGTTTTGAATTCCCCAGGCGATTAAGCGAGCGATGCAAAGGTAGGTCTTACCAAAGCGGCGTCCAGAGCAGAGGAGCTTGAAGCGTTCTGGCGATTCCCAGACCTCACGCTGCGGTGTGGTGAGGCTGCCGTAGAGGTCTTGGGCTAATGGTTCCCAGTCAAGATCAGCTTTGATTGGTACAGGTTCAGAGAGGATTGAACCACCAGGGCAGCGCGTAAGGATGCTCACGAGCAAAGCTGCGCGAGTCTGGCAGCAGTGTTAATGGCGCCAAGGGCGATGTGATATTGCCCAGCGCGACGGGCTTCAATTTGGAGTGTGGAGCATTGGGAGAGGAGGTCAGCGATCATTTGTGGTCGTTCGATGTCCCAGTCAGCTCGTAGCTGATCCCGAGCCATCTGGAGGTATTTATCAACGGTGCGTTCACCGACCCCCCAGTTTTCGGCTGCAAAGCGAACGCAGTCAGAACGCCTACCACCGTTAGCGATGATGCGAGCAAAGCGTTGAGCGCGCAGTTCGGTTTCTGCTTTTGTACCGCGATGGTCTGCCATTTATGACTCGAATGGCTTAGTGCATTTTAGGTATAGCATATTAGCGACGATACTTTTCGTGGATAATTTTAGGGCATACTTTATTCCAATCGTGTGTGTGATGAAGGCGTGGATTGGAATGTCCCATGAGTTCAATCCATGTTGAGGATGGAGAGATCATGACGGTGTAGAAAGATTTTACATAAGTGCCGCTTTCTTTGTAGGCTTCAGTAATGCCGCCTTTGTTCTTTTGCGTTTGAGCCTGTTCCAGCTGTATAGGGCAATAGGTAAAGAACAGTTTGCCTGTGGCGCCGTGTGAGATGTAGGTGTTGACATCGTCGTTGAATTTGCCAATGAAGTTGAAAGGGCGCTGCGAGTCGCAGAAGAATGAGTTCATTGCTTTGCGGAGAACTCGCCTTGCTTTCAGTGAGTCTGTGTTGTAGTCACCACCTTGTGAGAAGGCAATGCTGGAGACGGATGGTGTTTCTTGCAGAAATTGGACCATACCATCAAAGATGATGTCTAGGCTTTCTGCTCTGAAGTTGGAGTATTTAGGAGGTTCTGCTGGATTTTTACGACCGATGCGGCGGTAAGCGAACCAACTGTAGTCATCGTCTAATTGACAAAAGAAGCGACAGTTGACTTGTTTGGCTAGATCCCAGCAGGCGTTACGAGCCCATAGGGGAGTACGTCTGTCGGTTGACGTGTCGCACGAGTCTGTTGTCTGAGCAATTTTTGCTTTTGAGAAGACTAGAACCTTGTCACCGTAGGTTGCTTTGTACTGATTGCCGGTTGGATCTTCATCGTCAATAACGATGTACCACTTGCCTGTATAGCCAGAACGTTGAAGGGTGTCTAGGGTTTTGATGTTATCCGGTCTGCGGTTTGACAGGATAAAAACGCAGAAGTCATTACGCATGTGGATGATCCTGCTTGAATGCTTCTTCAACGCTTTGATCTAGTTTGACAAATCCGTTTTGGATTGCTTGCTCGAAGTCAATTATGACGAGAGCAGAATCTTCAAAAAGCGTCTGAATTTCCTTTGGTGCTGTGGCGTAGAAGTCGGCAATTTTGCTGTAGTTAAAGGCTGTGTGGCGATGAGCGGCTGAGATTAGGAAAGCCCTTACGTCATCAGGGATGTCAGCGTTTTCGATTTCAGCGATTAGCTGGTTTGTCTTGGTTGGATCGTAAAGCTGTTTTGGCTTATGGATTTCCCCTGTTGGTTCGTAGATCGGGGCGTTTGTCTTGTTGGTGTATGGGCTGTCTTCGTCCAGGGCTTCTTCAGTGCCGAAAAGATCTTCAAGCTCTTTCTTCTCGAACCAAGCTGAGATGTCGTGTTCTTCGCTGAGCTGATGGAGCATTGCGCCATCCCATTCGCTGAGATCACTGGTGCGGTTATCAGCTAGGGCAAGACCAACCTTTTCATCTTCTGTAAGGCCTGAGCGTCTGACAGCAATGACCTCATCACCTTCTGCGTCAATGATGCGTACGTTTGTGATGCCAGCTTGCTTAGCACCTTCAATTGTGCCGTTGCCAGCAAGGATGCGATTCTCTTCGTCGATGACGATCGAGCGTGCAGCACCGTAACGCTTGAGGGATTCTGCGATAAGCATCGCAGAGCGATCAGTGCGTTTGCGAGCGTTTTTATGGTCGTGCTTAAGGCTGTTGATCGATGTCATGCAGGTTGATCAGACTGGATGCCAGAACAGCTTGTTTTGTCTGTTATTGACGAGGAGCATAGCCTGTTCCATCGCAGTTTCAAGATCACTGCATGACTTTGTTTGGCAGATGATTGAACGAGGTTGACTGTCGATGGCGACGATGGCTATTGTTCCCTGCTTTTGATCGAAGGCAAACTTTACTTGCCCAGCATTGCTGTCAATAGAAAATTCAACTGCCATTACAGCATCTCATTATCCGTCACTGTATCTGCCTTAACTGATTGATCTTGGGTTCGACAAGGTGATGTGACGAAACAACGCCGCAGTTGTCGCCAACGCATACACGCACGCACCCGTCAGGCAAGTTTTCCAAGGTCGGTTGGACGGATGTAGCGGCTGATTCGACCAAGTGGTTCAGGCGTTGACGGGGGCTGTGGGTCATTGATCTGGTGGTACAGAGCGGTGTGGTAGTCATCCAACAGGTTGAGAAGGGAGCTGATCTGCTGGTTGGTTGGTTTGCGCTTTGTCATGAATGGAGCAGAGAACGGCAGCGGTAATGGCTTCGACGATTGGACGTGAGCAAGAGCCTGAGGCAGCCCTGAGAGCGGCTGTAACGGCTTTCTGGTATTGCCTAAGGGTTAGGGGCGGAAGAGCGGGTCTCGCGGCTTCAGAGCCCACAGAGGGGTCTCCTAGCGCACGTAGGCGCATGAGGGTGGAGCGATCCATGCCAAGTGCTTGAGCCTGACGGGTGATGTGGGCGTTTTCTTCGGCTGTAAGACCGACTTTGACGGGGGTGCGCTTTTCGGGCATGTCAGAAGGGAAGCGGTTGTTCGGTTGGTTCAGCGATGAAGTCACGCGGATCCGTGACTTGAACCTTTGGGTCAGGTGCTACGTCCCGCAGCAGGTTGCGGTACGCCTGTGGGTTGATGTGCCCTGGTGGTGGGCTATCGAGCTGCTCGATGGTGCAGCGCCCTGCAGCAACCATGCGCTTCAGGATCTCGCGTGCCCCTTCCTCGGAGGAGAGTCGTTTCAGAGCCATCAGGCGAATGCCTCCTCACGACGACGCTCCTCTTCGGCATGAGGGTGCAGGGCAAAGCGCCCTGGAGTGATCCCATCAATCGGTGGCTTGTAGGTCATGTACCTGCCGAACTCGTCGTATCGACCCATCGGGTAGGGATAGGCATTGCGTAACTGAAACTTGTCGAGCTTTCGGCTGGCTTCATCGAAGTCGTAAGCGTCGATGGTGCGAAACGCTGGTGCTGTTCCTTCCTTCGCAGCTTTAGGCAGCACGGCAAAGACGAATTGATTTTTGCAGTCAGGTGAAAAGAGCTTCATCGAATGACATCAGGGATTTGGTGAACGGATGTGATGTTGATCGGGCGGTCGTCAACGGTGGCGAAGCGTTCGTCACGTAGCCAGCGGAAGCAGTCAGGCAATGGACAGACGAAAGCGCCGTTGGCAGCTTCCTGATGAGTGATCTCAGTTTCAAGTGCCTTAATGAGCTTGTCTTCTGTCTCGGTCCGGATTGTTTTCTGCCACTGAGCAAGAGCCTTTGGCTTGGACTGACTTGCGGCTCTGACAGGAGCTGAGAGGTATAGCTTCCAGAACCGCTCGAACCCTTCACCGCCCTTGGTCTTGGTCTTCCGTTTTGACGGCTCAGGACTAAGACCGAAAACAGGATCACAAACCGCTGGAAGCTCGTCTTCCAGCTTTAAAAGGGTTTTTGTTATGGGTTCTTGTTTATGGGTTTTTGTTTGTAGGTCGATTTCGACCTGACCCCCTAGGTCATTTTTGACCTGACCCCTAGGTCGTTTTTGACCTGGGTCGATTTCGACCTGGGTTGGTTTTGACCTAGGTCGTTTTTGACCTGGGTGGTCGATGGTGACGTGGTAAACGGCGGTAAAACCAGGGCGTTTTTCGACCTGGATCCAGCCGCTTTCAACCAGAGTGCTTAGGGAGCGTTGCACCATCTTTCTGGTTACACCGGATCGTTGGGAGATCGTCTCCAGTGAGGCATAACAACCCTTTGGTGAGTTCCAGCCAAAACGGTGCAGCCAAAGGTAGATAACAACCGCTCTTGGGTCTAATCCAGCGTCAAGCAATTCGTATGGTGCTACCGCAAAAGCGGTTGATTTGACATGGGCTTTCATGTATGCTGATTGGGCGAATGAAGACGCAGCCGCCATGCTCCTGGCGGCTTTTTATTGTATTCCGGGAAGCTGGGTTGTAAACCTATTCGTTCCAGTCAGCCCCGTTGTTGCGCCGCTCGTTTTCGACACGGCTTACAGCCTGATCGAGCAGGCTATTGATGTATGTCCTTTTGTGATGATAGGTCGGCATGACTTTCTCAATGCGATCCAGAATCGCTTTGTCGATAGCAAATTTCGTTCCGGCGCTGTTCATGTTTTCGTGTTTCTGTGGTAAGGTTGGTACCCATGATGGATCCTATACCATTCTATGCTTGATCCAATACAGGGTCTGGATTTCTTTGACGATATCCATCGGTATCGTTACAAGGGGCGCTGGTTGCCGTTCAGCGTCTCTCGAATTGCCAGCCCTGCCAGTCCTGAGGCTGAGGCACGCTTTAGGCAGACGCAGCACATTTGGGAGCCACGGGGCAATGGCGTTCACGCCTTTTGCGAAGCACTGCTTACAGGTGAAGAGCTACCAGCTACTGACTATGACGAGTGGACTGAGCCGCTGCAGGATTGCTGGCTACTGCGCGACAGCGAGGTGCTGGCGGTCGAGTACCGCTTATGCGACGCCCGTAAGGGCGTTGGCGGCAGCTTTGATTTCTTGGTCAGAACCAGCAATGGCAAGGTCGCTCTAGGCGACTTGAAAACCGTAGGCAACTCAACAGCCGTTGATCGTCGCAAGCCTGCGACAGCACAGCTTGGTGGCTACCTGTCGATGCTTATTGACCACCATCGGCTCAACGTCGATTGGTGTTACACACTGGTTTCAGGACCGGGGCGCTGCCGTGCAATCCAGAGCGAACCTGACGAATGCCTGATGGCATGGGTTAATGCTTGGGACTGCTTTAAGAATCTGGAGGGTCTTTTCTGATGAACACCGACTGGAACGAGGTTTTCAAGCGTCGTCCAGACTTGGCACCACCTGGATACGAGGAGGCTTGCCTAGCAGGAAAAGCTGCCAGCGCAGAGCGGTACAAGAAGAATGGCTTCAAACGCGCAAAGGGTAGTAACGCAAGAAAGCCACTGCGGGAGAGCCGTCAAGCAGCAGATGCCAGAAGAACCCGCTTCCCGTCAATCAAGCACAGCCAGCAGAACTGAATTGTTACAGTTCAACATGGATCCAGAATGAGCCCGTAGGTGGTGTATAGTTGGACCAAGGGCACAGCCCACCACCTTTCTTCCTAATGGAAACCATCGAATCCCAACTCGCTTCTGTTAAGCAGCAACTAGCAGAAGCTCAAACCGAATACCAGCACTGCTTCGCCCGTGGCGACTGGGCGGAGTGCAGCAAAGCAAAGCGCAAGGTTGCAAAGCAGATGAAGCAGGTGCAATTCCTCGTCGCTCAAAAACTCGCCATTCGCTGAACCATGGACATCTATCTCGCAAATGGCTTTCAGGATCGAGACGACTACCTCGATTCCCTCCGTGAAGACTACGGAGAAGCCGTTGATCTTTTGACCTCTATTCTTCCGGCTTCAGAAGACTTCGACGGACTGGTAACCGCACTGGAGGACATGGCTGATGAAATGCTTTGAAGTCGGTCAGGTCTATTACGGCACACTTTCCTGTGCTCATAGTGATTTTCCAGTCCGTTGCGTTAAACGAACCGAAAAGTCAGTCTGGTTTGAACACGTCACCCATTCACATGCTTATGCCGTATCACGCTGCAAGATCCATAAGTGGGATGACTGCGAGACCGCTAGCTTCCACCGCTGGTACATCAGCAGCACGAAGCTCACTGGCGGCGATTTTGACCCCATGACCATCTGAACCATGAAAGACATCACCATCGGCGCACCTGCCAACCGCAACGAAGTCATCTACGAAGTCCAGTTCACCGCTGTTGAACTTGACCTGTTGTACGAGCTGACCCGTGAAACACGGAACAACATCATGGCGATTCAAGAAAATCCTGAACCTGGGTCTTGGGTTGACAGCGTGATCCAGCTAGACAAGAAGCTGACATCCATGTTCCACAAAAGGCACTGCTCATGCTGAAGCCAAAGCTCCGAAACAACCCTGTCAAATCTGTCCCGCTTGATCTCCTGATGGTTGGCTACCACTGGGAGAGCGTCCGAGAACGCTATTTCATCAAGCACAACATGGGCAAAGAAGCCCTTGATGCCTTAAAGCTGCGCCAGATCTATGCACGAAGGATCTGGGACGAATGCGGCATCCACATTCCCGTCAACTAACCAAAGCACCATGACCACTGAACACCCCAAGTCAATCGAGGCACCAATCCTCCGCTTCTTTCATTCCCCAGTTTCCTGGGATAAGGGCGTTAAAAACGGCGGCATGACCGCTGTGCTGAAGCTGCCGGAAGGCGAATGGAATGACGTGCTTGTCTACCAACCTGATGCTCCCAACGAAAACTGGTGGGATGTACTGCCACGCAATACCGTAATTCGTGCAGCCATACGCGAGCCTGCCAAGAAGAACCCTAGGGATCTGATTGCTTTTGCCTTGCCATTGAAGAACCAGCCTTCTGCAACACAGGATCTCATCGCCAAACTCATGAGTAACGACCAAGACAATCAGCAGCCAGAACTGACTGAAGGCGACAAGCTGGAAGCCCAGATTAAAGAAGGCGTCGAAAAGAAACGCCGAAATCAGCAACTGATTCAGCAATCCAAGCGCCTGCAGCGTCTGATCCTGATGGGTGAATGGCTCGAAAAGAACGAGTCCGCCTTGAAGTGCATACAGTCAACGATCTGTACTTCTGTCTTCCGCTGGTACGACGACAACAGCGAAGAAGCCGACAGCACGGCACTGCACGAAATGCTGGATGCATTGCATCTCAATATGGATCTGATCCGAGATATGCGGCAGAAGTGCTGGTGCCCTGATACAGATTGCGAAGGAACCCTTTACTACACCGATGGCACTGGCAAACCTGTGAAGGTCATTGACCTAAACGAGGTGGCATGAAAGGCGCTAAACAGTTGCTGGTTTATCTGGCGGTGCTACTGACTGGCAAGCGCGATCTGGCTCCAATCTTGGAAATGCCACTTGATGACGAAGCCCGCGAGTACCTGCTGACGATGGAACGCGACTGGCAGGTTGCTTTGCTTGAGCACTGCTTGACTTTGGCACCTGGCAAGTATCGGCGGGATCCATCCTCCTGATGATGGGGCATTGAGAAAGGAGTTCTACAGGTCCTTCTGGCTGCTGCCTGCGTAGGGGTTGCCACTGGTCGGGCTAACTGGTGGGAGGACATCCCAAGCGCAAGAAGCTCAAAGGTTCCCGTCGAGGACACGGTGTAGTTCCAGGCAGAAGTGCCCCCATTGGCACCGTGCAAGCTGCCGCCTCATGTAAGTCCCCAACCCAAAAGTTTTACAAACTAATGCTCAAAGACATCACACGCTGTCACGGCACTGGTTGCCCCATAAAGCAACAGTGCCTCAGGCACACCGCGCCAATTCCAGACAATACTCTGCTGTCATGGGCAGCAAACCTAAATCATGAACGGGCGCACATCTGCGCTTACTACATGCCCGCTACGCCCGAACTTTCACCCACTGCTCGGGCAGTGTTTGAGGCATTCAATAGCAGATTCGAGTGGATCGAAGACGGCGTGCCAGCCCCCCAGTTCAAGGCGCTCGCCGCCGCCCTGCGTGCCGCTGCGAATCAGGTGGTGCCGGAAATTGAAATACTGCCACAACAGGATCTAGAAGACAGACGCGAAGCAATGGAGTGGGGCATGAAAAACCAAACTCAGCTCACTCGCCAACAACTTTTCGCCGTCGCTGCCGAACTTGAAGCCCAGTAGTCAGATTAACTAATGAAACGACTTATTTTTTCAGCACTGCTGCTGTTCAATTCGCCTGCAATGGCACACCACATCGGACGATCAGTACAGGCAACGGTCTATGACCCATGGTTCAACGGCAGAACCGCCTACTGCGGCAGCCGGTACCAGCACTGGGGCATTAGCGCAGCGCATCCATGGCTTGAGTGCGGCACGAAGGTCCAGGTCAGCCATAAGGGGCGGATGCTGACAGTGCCGATTACAGATCGGTGCGATTGCAACAGTATCGATCTATCGGCAGGTGCCGCTCATCGATTAGGCGTTCCGCTTGATGGGACAGCACAGGTGCGGATCAGCTACTAGGGCTGCCGCATTGAAAAGAATTGTTTCTGGCTCCAAAACAGCTTGCTTTTGGATCCATTCTGGGTTATAGTTGGTTCATGAGGCAAGAGCCTCACCACCCATCGCGTCCCAAACCATGCTTTCCCTTCAACCCCGCGACAACGCAGAGCTTTCCCTTCAAGACGAAACCCTCCTCGCAGAAGATCTTGCAGACCTGTTCAACGATTACGTCTGCGAGCATCTAGTTGAAACCCTTTACGAGATGGCAAAAGAAGTCATCGAGCGCAACACCGGCATGGATCCAAGTAGCGACGAAGGTCTTGACCTCGCCCTTGATCTGATCCGCCGTATCAAAGTCACTGCCACCAAATAACTTACCCATCGCGTTTTTAATCATGATCTCAACCACAATCCTCTGGCTATTAGCCCTGCTGATTCTGCCCTTGCTCATCATCTGGCATTTCAGCAAATCCAAGTCCCAACGCATCAACGAACAACGACAGCGCGGCTGGACTTGGAAACAGGTCGCCGCTTACTGGAACTGCTCACCCTCTACCGCACGCCGCTGGGCTGCTGCTTGAACCGATGAACAACAAACTCGCCAACCTCCTGTCCTTCCTCATCGTTGCCACCACCGTTGCTTTCATTGGCATCGAGGCAACAGCCCACCACGGCAGCACCCACAGCGGCACTCAGCCCTACACCCGCGTCAACAACACAGAGGAGTGCAACAAGTGACAACCAACATCACTACCGCTCAAGACCTGATTGACGCTCTTCTGCAGCTCCGCGAAGAACGCGCTGACCTTGACGCTAAAGAAGCCTTCCTCAAGGAGCAGCTTGCTGGTGCCATCGCCCTAGGCGAACTTGACGACTACCAACAAGAGGACGGCATCTTCCAGTTCAGCAACGCCAAGTACACCCGCTGCGAGCGCAGCACTTACAAACTCAGCAAGGAAGCTGACCGCGCTATCCGCGCCATCAAGGAACAAGACATTGATGCTGGACTTGCCCAGCGGAACGTGACAACCTACTGGCGGCTGGATACCGCAATTTGAACGACTCCATTACCTTCACCGTCATCGGGCTACCTGCTCCTCAAGGATCAAAAGTCCGGACCAGGTACTCGATGCGTGAAGCATCAGTCAATGTTGCCCCTTGGCGGGTTGACGTAAAAAACTTTGCCCTAAAAAGCAAGCCGGACAACTGGGATATGGAGTCACCTATGTCCTTATCAGTTGTTTTCCGTTTCCGCCGCCCCAAATCCCATTACACAACAAAGGGTTTAAGCTCAAATGCTCCGCTGCAATGCACGTCTGCAAAGCACGGAGATCTAGACAAGCTCCTTCGATCAACGAACGACGCTCTTACAGACGTTCTGTTCAATGACGATCGCCAAGTAGTCAGCATTATTGCCTCCAAGCGATACTGCGAACCTGACGAACCACAGGGTGCAATCATCACGCTCACTGCGCTTTCAATCACCAAATGACCATCCCAAATCTTGCGGGTGTCATCAGCAAAGATGACGTCTTCCGTAAGGGCAGCGGTTCCTACGCCGCCGACTACGTTTCTTGGGCTCGCATTGCGAACCACCTTCACACTTCCGCCCCAGGCTGGGAGTTCCATCTAAAGACCGCTCCTGATGGTGGGCACGTCTGGCAGGCTCCTGATGGCAGCGCCTACCTGGTGACCTACTTCACCGGACCAGAAGACCAAGCAACGCCTGATTTCGTCTATCCCTGCCAGGACAACAGAAACCAGCCGATCCGCTTCGATAAGGTCAACTGCCGCACGCTCACCGACTCGCATCGTCGAGCCCTCTGCGCTAACGCCGCTTTTGCCTTTTCCCTTGGCTATGAGCTGTGGGCACGGGAGGAAGTTGACGAAGCGAAAAGCGAACCTGTAACGACTGTTGAGGTTTCTGCCGAAGACAAGCCAAAGCCGAAAGCTCCCGCTAAACCGAAAGCTCAGGCTCCCGACCTGACCGCAGAAGAGACGCCGCTGAGCGATTCTGACCTTAAGACGATCCGTGACCTCCTTAAGGAAGAGCCGGTCGTCAACAGGAACAAGATCATCAAGGCGTTCATGCAGGAGTTCAAGGTGCCGGATGGGGAACTCATCTCCACCCACATCACCCTCCCTAAACACCTGCGGTTCATCCAGGAGCGTTTGTCTTCCTGACGCCATGACCGACGAGATGATGCACGCCCAGATGGCGGCTCTTTACGCTCAACAGCGCCAAGACCTCAAACCATTGGATCATCTCGAAGATTTACTGCCGCCTCACCTTTGCGAATCCGTACGGCATTACGCCCGGTCACGCGAATACACCGCAAAGCAGGCTCTGTCACACATCGTTTCCAAATTCTTCGGATCATGCTTCAAGTCACAGCAGTCGGCAATCTCGCAGCCGACCCCGAAATCCGCACCGTTGGCGACAACGAAGTAGCGAACTTCCTCATCCTCTGCAACAAAAAAATCAAAGGCGAGGAGCATGTCTCCGCCCTGCGCTGTGCAGTGTGGGGACCACGCGCCAAGGTCGTAGCCGATTATCTGACCAAAGGCTCTCAAGTCACCGTTACTGGTCAGGCTTATGTCGAGACCTACGAGACAAAGACCGGCGAGACTCGCGCCAATCTGAATGTCGCTGTCAACGATTTCACCTTGCCTCCTAAGCCTAGGGTTGAAACCGCCGACATGCCGTTCTAATCTCCGGGGGGCTTTGCCCCCTTTTTTATGGGTTCATGTCAAGCGCGATCAGTGACTACCTAAACCAGATCGGGAAAATTCCGCTGCTGACTGCTGCGGAAGAAATCGAACTCGGCAACGCCATTCAACAGATGATGCCCTTGGTGGGCAAGGCTGATCTCTCAAAAGAAGAACAGCGCATCATCCGCGTCGGTGAACGAGCCAAACGGCGCATGATCCAAGGCAACCTTCGCTTGGTCATCAGGGTTGCTGGTAAATACAGCAGGATGACAAATCGGATCACAATGCAAGATCTGATTCAAGAAGGCAACATCGGTTTAATTCGTGCCGTTGAAATGTTTGATCCATCCAGAGGTTACAAATTTTCGACTTACGCCTACTGGTGGATTAAGCAAGGGATCATGCGGGCATCACAGATGCAGGATCGAATGATCAAATTGCCCAGTGGGGCACATGATGTTCTCCGCAAAATCAAACTGTTCACCATTGAATACCAAAAGGAATGGGGCAAAGTGCCAACGATTGAAGAGTGTGCTGAACTTGTAGGGATGCAGCCAGACACAGTTCGCGGTTATCTTGCCAGCGCCACTGATGCTTCAAGCCTTGATGCAAAAGCCAAAAACAAGGAAGACGACGGTAGCAGTATCGTTGATCTGATCGCCTGTGATGACGAGCGTCCAGAAGAAGAGCTGTTGCTTGACACACAAATAGAAGCAATACAGCAGGCACTGCCAAAGATCAGCAAGCGTGCTCAACAACTTCTTACCTTGCGTTATGGGTTAAACGGACAAGAACCGCTATCCAATCAAACCATCGCCAAAGAGTTTGGAATGTATCGAGAATCAATGCGTCGCCAGGTCTTAAACGCTGAACAGGAACTCAAAGCAGCCTTGCAAGGTGAACCGCCGGGAAAGCCGCAAGCACAGAAGACTTGCTCCAGCTTGATCTGGGGCTGGAGCTGAACCATGGGAGCGAATCGGATGGGTCCGCCGTGCCCTAGCTGCGGTAGTCAGGTAACAGATGTCGGTTCAACGTATCGGTCAAAAGAGGGTGACTTTGTTCGGCGCAGGATTTGTGTCGTCTGCGATCATCGGTTCTACACCGCACAGTGCGCTGAGGTTTTAGTTTCAAGGCGTGACCTTCAATGGAAAGGTCGCGTCCCTACCCTGCTTAAAGAAGACATCCGGGACATGTTCCGTGCCCTGCTACAACAGCGTTCCGCATGAAACGTGAACAGCTCCACTTGCAAGGTGGAATGTCAGTCGAAACTGGCAAGGACTGGAATGGACGATTTTTTATCGCCCACGCACGCAATGCAAGCGTCTTCCTGCGTGAACCTGGACAGGTACGGCAATTCTTGAAGCTGCCTGCTAAAACCCCTAGCCGCGAAAGCCTCGACTCATGGTTTGCTTCCCTATCACTATCAGACCAACAAAAGCACCCAGCAGCCAAAATGCAGGAGCCAGGATTGCCTCCAGAAGTCTTGCAAACGGGTTTTGGTCCTGAGTGCCACCTGGATGAACAAGATCCCAATTTCCAGACTCGCACAATAATCTGACCACTTCGTCGGCTCTGGGATCATTGCGGTTTAGATCCGCCAGCGTCATCGTCATTTCTAGCTCAGCAATGTGCCCTGTCGCCTGCCTCACAAGCTGACTGAGGTAGGCGTTCTGTTTGACGAGCGAAGAACAGAGCTTGGCTATTTCTGCGTGGTCTTCACAATGAAGTACCGTCCGCGCTTGGCTCTCAATCCGCAGTTCTTCCTCAACGGAAAACTCAACGACCATCCATTGTCCCCAGGACATTGGTTTTGAGGCATATCGCGCAGAGTAGCCCGATGAAACCACCCAAGCTAGAAAAGATCATTACAGATGCAGGTGTCCTGTATCGGGTTAGCTATGCCGGGATGGTCAAGGACCATGAGCATGACTGGCAGGCAACCAATCTGTATTGGCACCTGTGCGAGTGCTACGTCTTAAACCTTGCGGCTAAACGCCGTCAATAATCCCAGCGGATACGCGGCGCCTTGCTTGGGTCACTACTGCCGGACCTGACGCCAAGATGCACAAAACCCTTGCCAGCGCCATATCCCAAGCTATGTGCCCAGTACTTGTCACACCAGTCCTGCACTGTTCTGATGTTGGCTCCTGAGACGTAGAAATCAACAGCGCCGCAGCCTGGTTTGTAAAGGTGCTCAGAATCAGAGGCACCCCCAACAGCACTATTGATCGCAGGCGGACGGTAGCCGCTTGTGATGATGATCGGCTGATTGCCAAAGGCAGTGCGAACCTTCTCCAAGAAATTTGCAAGGTACAAAGCGATCCTGATCTGATCTGGACGGTCAAAACGCCTGCGCTCTTCTCGTAGTGCAAACTCTCCCAAAGTGATATTTGGGGTCAGGTGAGCACTGAATGGTGCCTCAATGCTCAGATTGACGGTGCCCTCAGGGGAAGCAGGTAATCCCTTACGCCATAGCTGACCCTCAGCTTTACGGCGTCGCAGTAAGCCAGCTTCAACATTAGTGCCAGGATTGCGATAAAGCTCCAGAGCAGCAGGTACTCCTTTCCAATTCTTTTCGCGCAAGCAACGGCTAATCGTTTCAAAACCAGCGGAACCATAAAAGCCACTGCCAAGGTTGTAGGCGAAACTCACTAAAGCAGATTTCTGCTCGTCTGCCATCTCTCGCCAATGCGGGACGCTAGTGCGGAGCTTGTCGGCAATGCGATCAACTTCAAGTCCAAGAAGCATGTCGGCTTCGATGACCGTAATTTTGTCACCGCGTTTAACGGCTATCCCACCGCTATACCGCGTGGTGCCATAACCAATTGTCCACGGGTCACCACCCGACAGTGGATCAGGGTATGCCGAAAGATGGCAACCCTCAAAATCCTTGATAAGAGCAATGCCAGATGTCAGATCAGCTTGCTTGCCAGCTTGACTCCACGTCGCAAACCATTGACGGTCACGACGCATCGCAAGCTCATAGCCGTTATTCGCTAGATCTTGCTGTAGTTGCTGGATTGCTGCTGCTTGATGAGGAAGCCCTTTCCAGTATTTGAAAAGCTGCTCAAGGCTGATCGGCGCCGTGTTGCTCATCGGTTGCCCAGGGTGCAGTTACACGCAGCTCTTCGCTGCTGATGATCGGTGGCGGTATGGCTGGCGGTTGCGTTGCGTGCCAGTCCTCGATGGCGCGATCCAGCCGCGGTTTAAGCGTTGCGTTGAATTTGTAATCCTGCGCAGCCTTGTGCAGCTTGTGCCGCCAATCCCTATCGCCAAACCGCGCTAGCCATACGGTGTCGGCATTCAACGCTTTGGGAATACAACCTTCAGCGCCTTAAGGATCAGCTGAACCCAGGAGTTTTCCTTAATCGGCAGCAGGGTGATAATTTCAGAGCCAGCGGCAATGACAATGGCAATGACAGCAGCAGTTGTGGGGTCCATGAGGATGTCTTGGCTGGTTTAACTGTAGGAGGGTTATCGGTGCCCGCCAATACTCATCTCGATCTGCCTTACGCGACCCTCAAGATCACTTAGCCGTTCCTTGCTGTCATTTTTTAGTTCTTGGATATCCTGCGCGACGGTGCTGACCGATTGATCAAGCTTTGCTACCTGTATGAACAACCCGCCCAGCCCAACCACTGCGGCTACCAACAATGCGGGTATTGCCTGATTCCAAGGGTTCGCAGGTTCCGGTGCTGCATGAATCTGCACCTCTTCGTGGCTCTCCATTGCAAGGCGCAGCTGTCACCTATGCAGTGTAAAAGCGTCTATTTACCTAGTGGTGGCAGCTCTTCTAGAGGATCTGAACCACCCTTAACGATGGCGACAGCGCGGCGATAAAACATGCAATCGGTCTTGCCCGCCACTTCCAGCGCCTCTTTGATCTTGCGCCAGTTATCGCGGGTTTGCTGGTCCATCAGCCCTTACCTTGACCGCGTGTTTTCTTGCGTCCGTGATTTGGCAGGCTGTGTTGCCCCTGACCTTGGCGGGTCTTTTTCGGGGGACCGACCTTATGGGCGACACGTCCCAGTGCGGTCTTGGATTTGACGGCCATTAGCTGATGCCTGCGCTGGTGCTGTTAGCGGCGAAGTCGATTGTGTCTAGTCCCGTGCCGCCATCGACAACAGGCT